GTTTTTTCTTCTTGAAAATTGTTTTCTAATATTTTAATATTACTTAATAAACTATCAAATGTACTTTTCTTTTGTTGTACTTCTTGTTGTACTTCATCTGATTTTTTAGATACTTCTTGTTGTACTTCATCTGATTTTTTAGATACTTCTTGTTGTACTTCATCTGATTTTTTAGATACTTCTTGTTGTACTTCATTTGATTTTTTAGATACTTCTTGTTGTACTTCATTCGATTTTTCATTTTTTAAATTATCTAATTTTTTAGATTGATTATTTAGTTTTTTATTAACATCTTCTAAAGTTTTATTTTTTGATCTCTCAAATAATGAAAATATTGTTCTTTTTTCTTCTTTTACTTGTTCTTCTTTTACTTGTTCTTTAATTGAATAATCAGTATTATCAATTTGAATATCAGTTATATTAACAACTTTATTTTTCTTTATTTTATTTCTTCTTCCCATTTCTATATTATAATTCTATATTTTTTTTTTTAATTTATTTTTTATAATTACTTAATATATATTATTTCAATGTCATATGCATATTTAGATGATGTTTATAATACTAATTTAACATCGAATTTAGATAATGATTATAATAAAATAGTAGAAAATATTTTAGGAATTAATCCTTCTGAAAAATATAATTTAACAACGAAAAAAGAAGTTAGTGATTTTACAAATGAATTAGATTATGATAAATTAAAAGAAGATAATAAAAAGATAGTAAAAAAAAATAAAAAAATAAATAAAGAAAAAGTAAATAAAGAAAAAGTAAATAAAGAAAATTTTTCAAATGTAACATATAAAGAATGTGAAGATTTTTTAAAACATTTAGAAAAATGTAGTAGATGTAGAATGATATTAATAAAAAAATTTAATTTACTACAAGATCCAAATGAATATAAAAGAGAACAATATTTAGATATTATAATATATGCATTATCTGGAATATTTCTACTATTTTTATTAGATATAGTATTAAATTTTGGGAAAAAAATAAATAAAATTTAAAAAAAAAGATATATAAGATTATATTAATATGCTATGTATGAAAAAAATTATAAGAAAAAAATAAAAGGTTCTATATTAGGAAGTTTTATTGGTGATTCAATTGGATTTTTATTTGAAGGTCATTCGCAAGAATTTATAAAATTATATTTAGAAAAAATTTCAAGTGGAGATATAATCAATTATATGAGAGGATATAGTAAAAAATTAAATATAAATGGTCCAATACATAAAGAAAATGAAAAAATATGTGATTGGAATTTTAATTTTGGTCAATATACAGATGATTCACAATTATCATTATTAGTAGTAGATAATATATTAAAAAATAATGGCATATTTAATATAGAATATTATTCAAAACAAATAACAAAAATATTTAATGAAAAAAAAATTGTAGGATATGGATCAACTACTAAAAATTTTGTAAAAAATATAAATAATAAGATCTCATTAGAATTTTCTGGAATATACTCAACTTCAAATGGTGCTTTAATGCGATCAGATATTTTTGGTTTATTATATTTTAATTTAGATGATAATATATTATTTAATTGTGTGAAAAAACAATCATTTATGACTCATATGAGTAATGTATCGATTGCATGTTCATTATGTTCTGCATTTACAATCAAATATATAATGAAAAATAAAAAAATAGAGAATGATATGTTATTATATGAATTATATACTAAAATAAAAAATATAAATATAGATGTATCAAATGCAATATTAAATTTAAAAAGTATATTATTACTTAATTTTAATGATGCATATAAAGAAATAAAAAAATATGAAACAATTAAATGGGGAGATAATTGTTTATCTAGTTGTTGTATAACAACTACAATGTGGGCATTATATTCATTTTTAAAAAATAAGAATAGTTTTAAAAAATGTTTAGAAACATCTATTAAAGTTGGTGGAGATGTAGATACAATATCAAAAATATCATGTTCATTTAGTGGTTGTTATCTTGGAATAGATAAATTACCAAAAAATTATATTAATAAGTTACATGATAGAAAAAAAAATGTATATGATATTAATTTAAAGTTAAATAAACTAACAGAACTAATTAGATTAAAAAAAATTAGTTATCAATAGTCTTTTTTATAATTTTTATAAATTTTAGTAATTTTTTATTATTAATATTTGTTTTTTTATTCATATCTTTATAATTTTTTTTAAGAATTTGAATTAATTTATCTTTTTTATAGTTATTATTAACTTGTAAATTAAGAGAATTAAAATGATTTAATATATCTTTTTTTTTCATTTTAGTTAAAATATCAAAATATTTTTTTTGATATTTTTTTAACTTTATACTACCACCATAAATTATTTTACATTTTTGATTAAAATCATATTTTTTATATAATTTTACAAATTTTAAATCTTCCCATGGTTTACATAAAGCGATTTCTTCGTGAAAATTAAAATATGGATTTGAAATATAACCACTAAAAGAATAATTATGTTTTTTTGCTAATGGACAAATTATTTCATTCATTATATCTTTATCTATATCATGATAACTATTTCTTTTTATATCTTTATAATTTATCATATAATTAAATACACCATCAAAGGCAGTTCTTTTATTTTTTTGTGTTCTTATATCTCTTACACTTTTTCCTACACCAAATGCAAATTGAAGTTTATTTGCAAGTGTTACAAAGTAATCATTATTTGTTTCTTCATATTTCATATATAATACTTTATATAAAGTTTCAATTGTATTAGGATCATCTAAACGTAATAATTTAAGTGTTTTATTAGTTTGAAATTGATATTGATAACCACCGAATGATTTACTTTCTAAATATATATCAGCTGTAGATTCTGAACCAAACCATGAAACAGATTTAAAATTTTTATGATCATTTTCTGTAATATTTGGATTATTCATTGATTTATAGTAATATAATCCTTGAGGAATAGTCGAGTATTTAACTTTAAATTCTTTATTATTAAATAAATACTCACTCTTGACAGCTAATTTAGTTCCGACTCCCTCTTTTAATGTATTAAAATATAACATTCTTTTTATTAAATAAATATTTTTTACTGCTTCTACTGCATTATAACCCATTTTATCATAATAATATTTATACCAAGGTGTTTTTCTATTTTCTAGATTTTCATTAAGTTCATTATAATTATTTAAAAAATCCCATTTACTTACATAGTCAACTGGTCTTGCACCAATTACATCACATAATTGTATTAGTAATAATATTAAAATTAATATATCTATATCACTTCTACGAAAAACATATATTTCTTGGGGAAAATCTGAAAATGATTTAAACAGATTATCAATGTAATCACTGACCTTTAATTTATTTTGCATTATATTACCTAAATCTAAATGATGTTTTGATATAATTGCTAAAAATGCGATTATTTTATTATATTGTTTCCCATTTTTAGGATGTATACAATTATCTAATATATTATAAAAATTACTACATGAATTTATTAACATATTAAATCCATAAATATCATGTTTTGGTTTTACAAAATCCCGAACTGAAGTTCTACCATCTAATTTTCCAATATCGTGTAAAAAACCAGCTAGAATAGAAAAATTTTTATATTTTAATGGAATAAGATCAATTAAAGATTTTTTAATCCAATTATTATTATCTGTTACACTCCAAGAATATTCAACTGCTTTTGCAGTCCATATAGAATGATGAAAAACACCACCTCTATGATGTTTATTACCATTAATTGGATAATTATATTTAATCATTTCATTTTTTAAATCTATAAATGTACAATTTTCTAATTTAATATCAAGAATATCATTATTTGTACTAATATATTGTGTCATATAAATTATATAATACACTATGAAAAAAAAAAATTAAAATTTATAATATTAAATTATAATTATAATATTAAATAAATATGAATTTATCATTTTATAATAAAAAAATACTATTTTTAATAATATGGATTGTATTAAATATTTTATTAATGGTTATTAATACATTCTATTTTCATTATTTATATGTTGTTATATTTATCAATCCAATTCTTGCGAAATTATTAATGATTTTTACAATTTTATTTATAAAAATAAAAAATAAATTAATGAAAAAAAAAAATAAATTAAAAAAATATTTAAATGATTTAATATGTTTAACAGTTACATGTTATTGTGAATCATTTGATGAGATTTTAAAAACATTAGATTCACTAGATGTATCATTTGAAAAATCAAAAAAAAAATCATTAATTATTGTTATATTTGATGGTATCTGTAAAGAAGAAAATACTAATAATTATACATGGGAATTATTATACCAAAAGATGAATAAAAAATATAAAACTTTTTCACATGATTATAAAAAAAATTGGAAAAATTATGAAACTAAATTAGATTTATATTCTGGAATATACAAAAATTTAAATATTATTATAGTAGTAAAGGAAAAAAATTTAGGTAAAAAAGATTCATTAAATTTCACTAGAGATTATTCTATAAATAAATTACAAGAAGATATTTCTTATAATATGGATATATTAGTAAATGATTTTTCAATTAATAGGAAAGATATAAATATAGTTGGTTCAATGGATGCAGATTGTGAAGTAAATGAAGATGGTATATTAAATTTATATAATGATATTTTAATTGAAAATGTAATGGGAGTTAGTGGAATTGTTTTACCAAAAACAAATATTCAAAAAAATTTTTGGTATATTATTCAATTAACTGAATATTATAATACTCAATATATTACAAGATTATGTTATAGTTTATTAGGAAAAACAACTTGTTTGCCTGGAGCATTAAATTTATTTGATATGAAATATTATAATGATAAAGTAAGAAAAAATTTTCAAAAAATTCCAAAAGAAAATGAATTATTTAAATCATTAATTGCATTAATAGGTGAAGATAGAAGATTTACAGGATTATTACTAGAATATAATGATAAAAAATGTAAAACTCTTATTAACAAAAATACTCATATATATACATCATTGCCAGATACATTAATGAGATTAACTACGCAAAGAAGAAGATGGAATACATCTTCATTACTTAATAATTTCATAGATATGAAAAATAGAAAATTAAATTTATTAATTAAATATAATACGTTTTCAACTACATTAATCGCATATTTTTGTTTATATGCATTATATGTAATTATATATATGATTGCATTAACACCATTTAATGAAAAAATCTTAACTGAATTTAATATATTTCCATATGAAAATAATACATCATATTATTATAGAGTTTTTATTTATTTTATTACATTTATAATTATTTCATTTCAATTATTTTTTTTAAAAATAATGAAAAATTGGAAAGAAAGATTATTTTATATAATCGGATTATTATTTTATATGTTTATTGCTATATTTTTAATCGTTTATTTGATATTTTATGCAGTTATTAAATTAGATAATTTAAAATGGGGTAATATTAAACAAAATAAAGAAGTTGATGAAGAAGTTAATAAAAATGATATTATAATTAATATTGAAAAATAATTATTAAAAATTTTATGTATTTTTAAAAAATATATAAAATTGATTAAAATGAAAATTAAAAAATGATGCCAACAATGAAAGATATGAAAATTGGTTTTATGGGTTTTGGAGAAATTGGAAGTTCTATTCATAGAGTATATGAAAAAGAATCTTTTAATAATTTAATTATATATGATCCATGGAAAAATTTAAATCATTCTTTATCAGATTGTAATGTTGTAAATGTATCTATTCCTTTTTTCAGTTTAGAAAAATTTATTAATTCAATTAAAGATTTAAAATTGAGAAAAAATACATTATTAATTATTCAATCTACCATTGGAGTAGGAACTACAAATTTAATTCAAAATGAGTTACCAGATATTATTGTAGTACATTCACCAGTAAGAGGAGTACATCCAAATTTAACAGAAGGAATTTTAACATTTGATAAATTTTTAGGTATTTCTGATAAATATTCAGATGATGAAAAAAT